ACGATATGCAATGATACCTTTGAAAAGTGGCGCAAACGCCATAAACTTTTTGATAGAGCGTGTGACATTGCCCATGATAAGGCGCGCGCATACTTCGATAGAATGCGTGATGAACACTTACTAAGTGAGATTGATTTAGAAAATAAAAGCATGACTGGAATTAATCATGCAGTATTTAATCGCATGTACAATACACGCTTTAACATCCCAGATAAGCGAACGGTAAAGGTCAAAGGGCTAGGCAAGTCAAAGGATGAAAGAGACATGCTCAAGGCTCTTACCAAGGCTATCGATGAAGGCGAACTAACGCCTGATGAAGCGCAGAAACTAGCAAGCCTGATTGATGTTAGTTTGAAAATCAAGAACACCCAGGAACTTGAAGACCGTTTAACCGTTCTTGAAAAGTCTCAGGCTGTTGGGTTTAACGATGGTGAATTTGAGGAAGTGCCAGACAATGAATAACGTAGAATTGTTTCAACAAGCAGCTGAACTTGCCAACGAAATTGGCGTTAAATTAATTTTTGGGTATACGTTGCCAACATCCCCCGATAAATTCACTGCGCCTTTCAATGAGCGTGTGATGATTGATATCCTAAACGGAATGAAAGCAAGTGCAGAACTTAATGCGCAAGCTACTGCTTCCCTGGATTCATAGGTCTGAACTTTGCGTACTCCTTTTGTGCGTTAAGCTGTGTCTTGTTGTAGCTATCCAGCCATCCAACGTGACCATATTGGAAAGCTGCGCTAGGGTGACTCGCCCAATCGTGAACCTCATCAGCACTAAAGGCTTTCAATATGGGATCGTACTTAGCGCGGCTTGCACTTAACGCCTCAAGCCCATTCTTGCATCCATTTTCAGCGAACCAGCACTTGCCCATATTGCTACGTGCAACCTGAACCCTTTCAATGACTCTGAGCATTGGCACTTGCGTTATCTTTAAACCCTTTTCCATGAGCAGTACGCGCCTTGTCTTAGCACTTGTCCACTCTGTTTGGCTTGCGTCATGCGGTAGGAAGTGATGACCGTATGAACTGAAACCGTATTGCTTCATAACCTTTGCAAGCAATCCCAGATAGTAAGAAATGTCTTTGTAGTTCTCATCATGCTGATAAAAGTATCTGAACTGCTGGCTCTCACCTGTTCCAACGACCTGAAAGAACCAGATTGAATTTGTGTCCTTGCTTCCCAAATCCCATGACGTGTGAACAGGCTTGCTTGGGTATATCTCAAGCGATGGAAGGATGCGCCCCTCATCTCTTGCCTTCTGCAAGGCTTCTGCAAAGTATGTGCCTTTAACCGCAACGCTATCATCACAATAGTATTCTTGTTGAATTAAATCCTCATCCATTCCTGAGCGGCGTTCGTCTTCAACCTGTTCAGGTGAAAAAATATAGTTTCCGTAATTGTCGCGCGTGTCTGCAACGGTGAGCTTTCGAGTAAACCATTTTGGATTGTTTTCGTTTGCGATTCGCAACCTGTGCGCGTGGCATTGTCCAAAGCTCGTATAGTTGAACGCTGCAAATCCCTTGGGGTTACGCCTGATGATTGGTCGCAAGTAATCCCAGATATTGGGTGCTGTACGTTGAAACTCACTCATCCATAAGCCACGAAGGTTTGAACCAAGGTGCGCGCCAAGGATGCTATCAGCTCCGGTGACGTGAAGCATTGAGCCGCTTGTAAAATAAATCTTGCGCTCGGTCTGGTTAGGCTCACGCGCCAGCAAGTGCTTTGGAATTTTATCTATCCAGCGAACTCCGTCAAGGTCTGTACCTTCCCATATCACGTTCTTAGCCTGTCCAATCTTAGGCAGTGTATAAAGATAATTGCCGCGCTCCATGGCTGCAAAGAGCCACGCAAGGTTAAAGAACGTTGCATCTTTACCGCCGCGCCTGTGTACGTTCTCAATGAAAAAGCTATAGTTGCCTGAAAAGAACGCCTCAAACAATTGGCGTTGATGTGGGTATGCGTCAAAAATATCTTTGAAAAAATCGATTCGCTTTAAGAGCATTCAGCAATCCAAATCTGAATCGCGCCGTCTTTAATTGGATCGCGCCTGACAACTGTTAGCATATCAATCTGATTGTCGTTATTGTATACGTTTGCATGCTCCATTGCATCCAGTAAGCATTTAAGAATGTTATCGATATCGCGCTTTCTTTTATCTGGGGGAAAAACATTAATGGTTACAGTGAGTCGCTTGTCTTGGCATGCTCCACGAAAGCGATGCAACAACAATGCAGCGTCACGTCTGTAACTCTTTCCTTTAGCACCCAATGCAATAGATGAACCAGCACGAACATAATAATGATTAATGCTAGGGGGGTATGGTAATTCAAATCTTAATATGTCCATATCGCCACTGGAAACGCTAGGCTCACTTTGTCGGCTATACCAAGGTGAATGAACCGACCGTTTGCATTGCCCTTCTGATGCAGCCCTATTCGCCTTACGCCGCGCTCTTGAGCCATCTTTAAAATCTTTAAGGCTCTATTACCATGAGCAATGATATCAACCGCCATGCCGTGGCAATGCTCGCCTGGCTTGTCTTTCTCCTGCTCGACTGGATGCTTAGGACAACGGTATCCACTTGAAATAAAGATAGGCTGTGCAAGCTCTGTGCGTATACTTTGAAGTATGTCCATCATCTCGGAAGTGATGCCTTCACCGCCGCAATGCTTGCAAGCCAGCTCTTTTGAATCAAAGTTAGGATACTTAGACCAATCAATCATCGCATTCACCTAAGCCGTTGTCTGGGCAATCATCGTCTGGTGAAAAATCTATATCAACGCCTTGAGTTCTCAAGACCGCTTCGGCTGCTTGCTCGGCTGGCGAATCATTCTTTTTGCTGATAAAGTATGCAGCACTACCAACAAGCATGGCTGCCATTATTACAATGACTGGAATAAATGCAAAGCCTTTCTGTTTCATGTTTATGACTCCTTGTCGGTTGTGGTGATTGAGCATATAGGAAAGGAAGTGGGAAACCTTATGCCCAATCGATACTACACTTTAAGAGTAGCACCAACGGGCATTAAGTCAAATCAACTCAACAACCTTTCTTGTTTCCTTTACCTGGCATTGGTTTTTTATTATCTTTTGGTTTGCTACCTTTCATTTTGTTGCTCCTGGTTATTTTTTATTTTTGTTGCTCTTACCTGCTTTTTCAAGCGCGATTGCGACCGCTTGATTCTGTGGTCGGCCTGATTGTCTCAGTTCCTTTATGTTGGCAGAAACAACGGCTTTACTCGTTCCCTTCTTGAGCGGCATTGTTATCCCCTTGTGGTTCGTCTGTGATAGGCTCTTGCGGATTCTGCGGATTCTGCGGATTCTCTGCCTGAGCCTTGCGTTCTTCAAGCACTGCAATTTGATGCTCAATCACACGAATTGCGACCGTTGCTTGAGTCAATATCGCTTGGCCTTGCGCTTCCTGTTGGCGATAGGCCGCCACTTGTTCTTTTAGTTCTTCAATTGTGAATGTCATTTTTTACCCTCTAGTTATGCCAAATAATAATATGAGAGTTATCTAAAATCTCTTGAACACTAGGAATTGTATCTTAGCTTCCAGATTATGAGAATTCCCAAACTATAATTAAACCACCAGATCCATTTCCACCAGCCCTATCGGTAGTAGCTCCGGCTTGTCCACCTGAACCACCAGACCCATAATTTTGTGCATTGGTTCCCGCTCCAGCGGCGGCACTTGCATTTTCGCCACCACCACCATAAATTGAAGAACCACCTTTAGAAGGTATTGCATTGCCATTCATCCAAAATGAATAAGAACCTGGTTCTCCACCAGCATTAAAATCACCATTAGAACCTACTCCTCCAGCTCCTCCAGCTATCGAAGATGCCAATGCAGATGCACCACCAGCGCCACCATTACCACCAGTAGCTTGGAGTGATGAAGCACTAAATGTTGTTGTTCCACCACCAGTTCCAGCGTTATTTCCGGCAGTCCCACCAGCTCCACCAGAGCCTACGGTATAGGTATAAGTGGCTGCAGCAGATGCTACAAATAATCGAGCGTATCCTCCTGCTCCTCCTGCACCACCAAAACCTAAGTTTGAAGCACCTGCTTGGCCTCCACCTGTCCCTTCTACACATCTCCGAGCCCACGAGACCTCTCTACATCTCGTATGCCGTCTTATGCTTGAAAAAAAAAAAAAAAAAAAAAAAAAAAAAAACAACAAATACATTCATAAGTAACATGACAAATAGATCATATCAGATCTAAAACAGGAAACAGAACGTAAAGGCATATAACATTGTAGTACAAAAATCTACAATAAAAATAAATCAAA